TACATGCTATGTATAACAAAGCAAAAATACATAATACTTAGATTTTATGGCAGAATTATTTAATGGTGCCAGGCCTTTAATGCCTGTAAGTGAGAGAGATGCTTTAAGAAAAGCTATCATCAAAATTAAGGCAAGAAGAAAAGGAGATGTTAAATCTCTCAGGAGTGCATGGCCTAAGTTTAATGATGCTTTTTGTGATGGATTAGAATGGAGAACTATCACTATAGTAGGTGCTAGACCGGGAACAGGAAAAACTTTATTTATGGAACAGTTGATTAGTGATATTATAGAACACAACACTGACCAAGAATTTAGAGTTTTAAAGTTCCAGATGGAAATGGTTGATGAAACCAATGGAATAAGAAAATTAAGTCTGAATACAGGTTCTGATTACAATACATTAATGAGCAAGGGTGGTAATCCTGTAGATGAGAAAGTATTTTATAAATGTGTTGAGTATTATGAAAAGTCTATTGATAAAGACTTTATAAATGTAGTTTATGATTCATGTACCGTTGATGAAATGTGTGCTACCATTCATTATGAAATGGAAAAACATAGGAAAGAAGATGGAGAATTTACAAACATGTTGATTACTATAGACCATTCAGCACTATTTAGAGTTGGCAGAGGACAAAAAGATAAATTTGAGATGTTAAATAGCTTAGGTGAGGCTCTCACCATTATGAAAAAGAAATATCCAATTGCTTTTGTAGTATTAAGCCAGCTTAATAGAAATATTGATTCTCCTGATAGACAGAGAGATGGTGAATATGGAAATTATGTATTAGATTCTGATATATATGGGTCAGATGCACTATTGCAACATGCAGATGTAGTTATGGGAATTAATAAACCTTCAATTAGAAAAATTAGACAGTATGGGCCTGAAAGATTTATTATAAATGATGAGGACATGTTAATCTTTCATTTCTTAAAGTCTAGAAATGGTACAACTAGAATAAGTTTTTTTAAGCTTGATAGAAGTACTATGAGAATTGTTGAAATAGACACACCACCCCAAGCAACAAAAAAAATAGCAATTTAAAAACAAACAAATGAGTATTAGAAAAGAAAAAGAAAAAGATTTCTATGTTAAACACTTAGAAACTTTTAAAAATCTTAAAATTGATGAACCTTTCTTTACCATAAAAACTGCATTCTTTCAAAAAGGAAAATATGGAAGACATGTTCAGTTTTTTGAATGGGAGTTAAAAAAGAATGAAGACATTTACATAGAGTTCTATGATAATGTAAAAGACAGTCAAGGCATAGATGTAGATGTAGTACCAATGAATAGTGATAGACAACTGTTTAAGTTTAAAAACAATCCGTTTTTTTATGAAGAATATGATGTAAGAGAAACTACAAATGGAAAAGGTGAAAGTTATTCTACTTATACTGTTCCAGTTTCTGAGATATCAGCTGTTCTTAAAGATGGTACAGAGATAACATATGCTCTTTATGAAAAAAGAAAATCTGATGTTGATACTAAATTAAAAATAGAAGAAGATGGTCTTCCTAAATTACAAAAAAGTCTAAGTTTATTTCCTGACTTTGAACAACAATTTCCAACTACAGTAGAAATTAATTTAGAAAGTAATAATGAATCAGCTTCAGATATATTATTAAGGATAGCTCAAGATTTTCAAAAATTAGCACTAATAATTAAATAACATGAGTATAGTACTTCCAACAAAGAAAGAAAAACCAACAAGATTTAATCCTAAAAGATTAATTATTTATTCAAAGCCTAAAACAGGAAAAACAACTGCTTTTTCTGGTTTAGAAAATAATTTATTAATGGATTTAGAAAATGGTTCTGATTATGTAGAGGCTATGAAAATTAAAATTTCAAGTCTTAAAGAACTTCTAGATGCTGGTAAAGCAATTAAAGAAGCAAATAGTCCATATAAGTATCTTACTATAGATACAGTAACTGCATTAGAAGATATGGTAATGCCTTTAGCAATAAAGTTATACAAAGAAACATCTATGGGTAAACACTATGATGGAGACAATGTATTATCATTACCTAATGGTGCAGGATATTTATATTTAAGACAAGCTTTTTTTCAAGTTTTAGATTTTATTGATACCTTAGCACCCCATATTATTTTATCTGGTCATATTAAAGACAAACAGGTAGATGATAAAGGTGAAATGGTAATGGCAGCTAACATAGATTTAACTGGTAAAATTAAATCCTTAATATGTGCCAATGCTGATGCAATAGGCTATATGTTTAGAAAGGGTGATAAAACAATTTTATCTTTTAAAACTAGTGAAGAAGTAACTTGTGGTGCAAGGCCAGAACACCTAAGAAATGAAGAGATAGTAGTTTCTGAAATGAATGATAAAGGTGAAATTATTTTTCACTGGGATAAAATATATGTGTAACAAATAAAAAAAAATAAAAATGGGATTAAGTACAACAGACCTAGGTACAGGAACAGGCCAACCAAAAACAATTGCACCAGGCAATCATGTATTAAAAATTAATAGCCTTATGCTAGAAGATTTTCAATTTATAGATGGTGCTAAACATTTAGTATTAAATGTAGAAACAGAACCAATTAGTGGTTTTGAAGGATTCTGGGTTGATAAAGATGATGAAAGTAAAGGCAAACATAATGGTCAGATTGGTAGAGTAAAAGCTAGTCAATATGCATTTGCTGATGGAGAGACTAAGTCTGGAATTAAAATTCAGAGAGATAGATCTATGATGATTTTTATGCAGAACTTATGTAAAGCATTAGATATTAATGATTGGTTTATTGCTCAAGATGGTTTACATCAAACAATTGATGATCTTATTATAGCTTTTAATAAAACTGCTGACTTTAAAGATAACTATCTAGAATTTTGTGTTGCTGGTAAAGAATATATTGGCAAAACAGGATATACTAACTATGATATGTATTTACCAAAATCAGAAAAAGGTAAGTATGCATATGGTGAAGTTGAAGGTGGCAAGGTTATACAATATACTGAAGCAATACACTTAAGAAAAACTGAAATAAAAGATGTTAAAGCTTTTGGGGATGATGATTCTTTCTCAATTCCTTCTAAATCATCTTCTGATTTTTCATTAGACTAAATTTTATTTGGTATTAAGAGGAATCAGAAATGGTTCCTCTTTTTTTGTTATTAAAAATTATATCATGATTTCAACTAAAAATTTAATTTCTGATTTAAGAGATGTACCAAGAGAATGGGTTTTTGAGAATTATCTTAACTTAAAAGAAAAACTCACAGGACAAGATATTAAAATATTATCTGCTTTTAATTCAAAGGATAAGATTCCTTCTATGTGTATTTATATTGATGCAACATCAGGATATTATAAATTTAAAGATTTTTCATCTGGAAATCAAGGTGATAACATAGAGTTAGTTAAAGCATTATATAATATGCCAACTAGATCTCATGCTACAAGCAAAATACTTTCTGATTATCAAGAATATATAAATAATAATACTTTTTTTGAAAAAAGAGAATTTAAAATTCATGATAAATTTAAAGTGGTTGACCATGAAATAAGACATTGGAATACATCAGATCAACAATATTGGACAAGATATAAAATTGGATCAACATTACTTGAACATTATAATGTATCACCATTGAGCTATTTTACAATGGAAAAAAAAGATATAGATGATAGTATAATTTTATTTAAGTTTGAGAAACCATATATGTATGGTTATTTCAGAAATGATGGATCTTTGTATAAAGTTTATATGCCAAAAAACTTAAATAAAAAATTTATTAAAATACAAAACTATCCACAAGGACATGAGCAGTTAACTTTTGAAAAAGATTATTTAATTATAACTTCTTCTTTAAAAGATCTTATGGTATTTCAAAAACTTAGAATAGTTAATGCAGAATCTATAGCACCAGATAGTGAGAATACTATGATTCCAGAGTCTACAATCAACAAACTTAGTAAAAAATATAAATCTATAATTGTACTGTTTGATAATGATGAACCTGGTATCAAAGCTGCTGAAAGATATAAACATAAATATAATTTTAGTTATGTTGTTCTCCCTATGGAAAAAGATTTATCTGATTCAGTAGCAAAGCATGGTATTGATAAAGTTAGAGATATATTATTACCTTTACTAAAACAAGCATTATGAGTTGGATATACCAAGGTAAAAAGTTTACTGAAACAAATATACCAGAAAATGGTATTGGGTTTATTTATCACATGTCAGTGATATTAAATGGAAATACTTATGCCTATATTGGTAAAAAGAATTTCTTTTCAAATGTAAAAAAGAAACTTGGTAAAAAAGCTTTAGCATTAGTTACTGATAAAAGGTTAAAGAAATATACTAAAGAACAAAAAGCTAATTTTGAAAATTACTACAGTAGTAATCAACAATTAAAAGAAGCTCACAAAGCAGGAGTTACTATTAAAAGAGAGATCTTGTTAATTTGTTATTCTGCTACAGAATTAACTTATCAAGAAGTAAAGCACCAGTTTAAATATGAAGTGCTTGAGAAAGAAAATTATTTAAATGCCAATATCCTTGGCAGATTTTACAAAACAAAATAATATGACAGAAAATGAAATGACAGACCTTCTATTAAAGTTGGCTGACCTTGGTGTTACGGGAATTAAAATATTCTACTCAGGTAGTGGAGATTCAGGAGATATTGATGATGTTGTATATACTACAACTAAAAAAGCTAGTTTTGATGATATTATGAATTTAAGTAATTATGGACAAGAAAACACTCTTTATTTAGCAACTCTTGATGGTTATCTTAGAGATGACTTAATAGACTTTGCAAATGAAAAAATTCTAAATGGTATAGAAGATTGGTGGAATAATGATGGTGGTTATGGAGTAATGCTTATTAAAATTCCTTCAGGTGAATATAAAATAAATAATACTATTTATGTTACTGATACTAAAGAATTTGAACATGAAGGAGATTTAATTAATAAAAGTTTAAATTAAAAAAAAATTAATATGGAAGATTTTGAAAAGTGGTTAGAAGTTTTGAAGAATAAAACACTAACAGATGAATTAATAAAAGAAATACTTGAAAAAGTAGAAGATATACATGAAGATGCTTATGGTGAAGGATATGGTGATGCTAAAAATGAAATTATTTATCAAATAAAATATAAGATGTAATGGCACATCCAATGCAACATTGCAAATCCTCAGTTAGAAAATGGGGTGGTCAGTTATCTGATTACCAACCTATTCATGATTGGTTTGATGAAACTAAGGCTTGGATAGGACACAGTAAACACAGAATGTTTAGACATCATAGTGAAGGTATATTTGAATGTGAAAAAGTATTTGGTAATTCATTTATAAATTCAGATGGTAAAACTGTATACACTAGATATGTTGGAGAACAGCATGTAAAAGAAGATTGTAATAATTACATTCCTACTGCTAAAGAATGGGTTGATATGATATCATCAGGTAAACCTAAAGAATGGGCAATAAAAACTTTAAAAATTGAAGA